CTTGTGCTGGGTGTCAGAACGGGTCAGAATCGTAGAAGTGGTATAGCCATGTTTGCTGTTCGGCTATGTACTCCTGCCCAGGGAAGCTTACCGTCTCGGCTTTGGTCCAGCAGCCGCAGCGGTGGTAGCCGGCCAACACCTCCATCTTGTCGAGGAGTGCCGCGAGGTTGGCGACTGCCTCATGCGCGGGGAAGGACACTACGGGGAAGCCGTTGATGAACAGTCTGCTCGGTTGGCATGTTTTGGCTTCCAAGGGTATGAATATTTCGGCGCTGACGGCTTTTTTCATAATGTGCACGTGATTCTCCTTAGTTTCTGTGTTATCGCGTCCTGGGTGAGCTTTTTTGGCGTCCGTTGCCCCTGCTCCCATTTTTGGATGCAGCTGAGGCTGACTCCGAGGTAGGTGGCGAGATCCGCTTGTGTGAGCTTGCGCGTCTGGCGGATTGTCCGGAGGTTGGCGCTGAAGTCGTTCATGGGCGGATCCTGTATGTTCGTGCGGCTTCGAGCGCTTCGAAGAAGTCTTCCGTGCGTTTGATGCATTGCGTGCCGAACGAGACGTAGTAGAGGCGGTCGTAGTTGGAGTATTGGATGTCCATGACTATCCTGTGGTCGTTGACGAGATGCGCGGTTGTGACGATCATATCTGCACCTCAGTAGTTAATGCCGTATTGGTTGGCGAAGGCTACCGCGTCTTCGAAGTGCGGGAAGACGGCCAGGGTGTTCGGCTCCTTGTAGACTCCGTATCCTTGGCCTTCCATCGGGATGATCCGCAGCGTTTCTCCTACAGTGTTCGTGATTTTCGCGCCTCTGAATATGGTTTTCATGTCGGCCATCATTGATCCTTTCTGTGGTTGACACATCCCAAAGTAGCACAATGTGCTAACGTCTGCAAGTCGCGCCAGTCATGAGAAAGCCCCTCTCCCGGCCGTAGCCGGGAAAAGGGGCTGTTGCTGTGGCTTTTACTGTTGCCGTCCTACTGTTTGTCTGTCACTGTGATTTGCAGGTTGTCAAGCTTTGCTTTAACCGCGGTTTCGACTGTTTTTGCAATGTCGGTGGGGTCAGCGCCAACCGCCTTACTGAGTGCTTCGATAGCGGCGGCCTGGGCGGCTATGGTGGCGCTCATTTCGCGTACTCGCTTGTCGATGAAGCAGATACGAGTATAGATATCGCCCTTGCTGCCGTCTTTGGTGCCGCCATCGTCGGTGCGCCCTAAGACCGCGTAGAGGCGTGAGGTGTCTTTGTGGATCCAGCTGAGTCGGTTCCATGCGGGCTGGTTGTCCTTGCCTGCGGTGCCTTCAGCGCCGATGGGGTAGTCCCAAATGTCCTGTGCGCTTGTCATATTACTGCCTCCTAATATCTCGTTGGCTTTATTGATTACATAGTCTACATTCAGGCCGTTGACGGTTTTATCTGGGCAACCGTAGTGGTCGGTGCCGGGAACCTCTCGATGCAACCAGATATTGCCGTTAAGTCCATCGTGCCATAGGCGTGTCCATCCTTGGCGGCGGGCGATATCGGCGCAGAGTCGTGCTGATGCATCCATGCACGCTTGTGTGCATGGTATTCCGGCCATGCCGCCTTCGTGTTCGATGCTGATAGTGCTGTTGTTGCTCACATAATTTGCGTCGCTGTAACTGCCGTCGTTTTCGCTCACGTATTGATGGATGGTGCCGTCTGCGCCGATGCCGTAGTGTGCGCTGGCCTGTGATCCGGAGTTTGTGAAGACGCTATCGGTTCCGGTGAGGTGGCCGACCATGATATGCAGGGTGATGTGGGTGATCGTGTATCCGTTCCGTCCCGTGTAGTGGTTCGGTGATCCTATCCATTTAATTTCCATGCTTATTATCTTCGCTGTCGTCGGTGTCGTCGGTGCGGCGGAAGATCCGAAGGAATCCGGTGCTGGCGAGGTCGGGGTTGAGGAGCGTGAGGTTTTCGAGGATCGACGTGATTTCCATGACGCTGAGCCAGATGATGACCGCTGGAATGAGGAGATCGATCTGGTATGGCAGTCCGATGTAGTGACCTTCCTCGGCAACGAGATAGGCGAGGAGGATCGCCCCTACCTCTCCGAGCTTGTGCCAGAGTCCCTCGCGCATCTTGCTTGATTGGAGATCTCCTCGACTTGCTGCCGCCGCGATTCCGCTGATATAGTCCATCGCGATGAGGATGGCGGTGATGCCGAGCGCGCATAATTCCGCTGTGCTCATTTTTTGTCCTTTCCTTTTTTGATATTGGTTTTCGTTATCATTATCGCATGCCGAGTAGTCCCATGCTCTTAAGGAAGCTCTCGCGGCGCGCCACTGTGTCGAATAACACGTAGCCTTGTTGGATGCCTCTTTTGAGTGTTTTGAGCACGGGGCTGGCGCGTTCCAGCAGAATGGTGTTGGGTTTGAGGTCACGACGCAGGAGCGCGTAGCATTCTCGTCCATCATCCTTTGGGATCTGGCCGTTGATGTACCAATTGCCCTCCTGCATGTCGAACCAGATTCCGTAGTTTTTCATGTTGAAGCTGAGTTCGCAACGGAACAGCGAGGCGCTTGTCTTGATGCCTATGAGCGCTTCGGTGTCTGCGAGAAATTCATTGTCCTGGGCGTAGCGCGCGTAGTTGGTGCCTGCGGTGAAGCGGCCGATGCTGGTGCGGCTCGCGTATCGCTTGAATTCCGCGTCGTCTGCGTATTGTATCGTGATGCTCGACTCGTTGTGAGGATACGTTTTGGTCTTGCCTTTTGTCGGCAATGTGAGATCCCACTCAGCAAAATACGGATTGACGACATCGGCGGCGTTGGCCGCCATGTAGATTCGTGTGCGGTCGTTGCGGCGGTCCACGGTCTCCCAGAATCCCATGAGCGAGTCCACTTCGTCGGGCCAGTACATGCCGCGTTCCGAAATGAATTCGTCGAAGAAGATTATGGAGACTTTTGGAAGCGCGCTGGACTTGTATGATGCGGCGGCGGAAAGTGGGACGAACACGCCGAGGGTGCTCCATTTGTCTTTTGTGCCTTTCTGCCGCATTTCCATGACGCGTCCGCGTATCCTCATCTCCCAATCGGGAAAGTATTCGGCGAATGGTGCGAGGAAGTCGCTCACACCTAACATTCGGGTTATTTCCTTGTCGGTGCGGCGGAGGTACACGAATTGCTCGCCGTTCTTGATGTGGTTGCGGATGGCCCTTTTGACTATGCCGAAGGTCTTGCCGAGGGATCGTGCGCCGATGACCATGTTGACGGGGCTTGGACTTCCGAAGAGGCCGCTGGGGTCCCAGCGGGCGGATACGGGGATGCCTTTTTGTCCGGTAGTCATATGATCCTCCTTATCATCCAGCACCCCGTGTTCTTGATGTACGCGCTTGCGCTGCCGCTGTCATGCGGGAGTGGTGCCGCGCCTGCTCCCCAGAGGTGGTCCTTGTCGGTGATCCATTCCACATGCGAGCTGCCGTCGTTGAAAGCCCAATTGGTGTAACCCCATTCGATGAGCAGAATATCGCCCGGCTGAACTTTGTCGGACGGCCATGCGGTGGTTGGCCCTCCCCTGGCTATTTCTGTGCCTGAGTTGACCATGGCACCGGTCCATGTGCCGATGTTCTTGGCGAGGTCCGGCCGGATGCTGTTGATGGCCCACCAGATGCAGGCTGAGCAGTCGGAGTAGCCGGATGAGGGCGGGTTGAGTCGTCCGGCCCCTTGCCCGTAGGCCCATTTGTTCGCATTGTCCTGCCATAGTTTGAACATCTTCGTAAAGTCGCTTGATGGGGCGGATGGCGTGTCGTCTCCGCCCTGGTTAGGCGCGTCCGGAGCTCCCGAACTGTTGGCGACGGGATACCAGTTTCCGCCGTTGGCGCGCACGCAGACGAGACCGTTGGGGAACTCCTTGTTGAAGAGTATGAGGTTCCCGCCGTTGCGTTCGATACGGTAGACGCCGGATTGCTGTGTGACGGTGCCGCCGCTTCCTCCTGCGTCACCGCCAGGTTTGGTGTCGGGGTCGGTGGATTGTCCGAAGTCGGGTGGGTCGCTGGTGCCGTCCCAGGCTTTGAGCCTGTCATGCACGGTGTTGTACCGGTTTGTGTATTGTCCCAAGATGCCGTCGTTGAGGCATGCGCGCCAGATTGTGTCGAGGTCGCTGTTGCCTACCGTGGCCACGACTCGTCCGCATTGTCGTGGTGACTGGTGATACATCGACATGGCGAAGATCAGCGTTTTCACATTGTCTTCTGAGAGTCCCCAGGACGTGAGCACGCGCACGTAGGCGGGCACGTCGTCCTGGATGAACTGGTTTTGCTGGATCCGGTGGATCTGGCTCCGTTGAGCGGCCGTGGTCCACGAGTTTCCTTCTGTGCGGGTGACGTATCGTGTGGTCCACCATGAGTCTGTGGCCGCGTGTGCGTCCACGCTGGCGCGGAGGGTGTCGGCCAATAGTGCGTATCCCTCCGCGTCCTCGTTTTTGCATCGGTTGAGCAGTGCGGCGGCACGAGTGCCGTACCATTGCATCATGCCGAGCGTGATCGGATCGTTGTAGTTCACGCTGCCACAGTTCCAGTGTGATTCGACTTCTCCAATCACGTACATCGCATAAAGCTTCTGACTGTCCGTTAACGCCATGTCAGGAATCCAACGCCTTTACGAAGGTGAAGTAGATTTCTGTGTTGTTCGCCAGAGCGGATGTGCAAGACACGTCCGCAGTATGCGTGTCATCATTTTTATGCACGTAGACCAGTTTCTCCAGGGAGTTGGCGATATAGAAATTCATGCTCTGCGATGCGGCATAAGGCATTCTCGCAAAATTGTCGTAGGCAGCGTGATTGTTAATCACATTCATTTGACAAGCGACGTTCACGACCCCTCCGGCGACGTGGAAGACGTCGTGAGTGATCGTGCCGTGATTGTCCGCTCCGGAGATTTTGCTACTCCATTCGGCTCGAATGGATTGTCCATCGATCGCGTTTGCGATGTTGTGCAGGAGGATCAGGCTTCCTTCGTCATTGGGGTGAATGGAGTAGTCCGCGCTCCAGGCTGGATTGCCGGCGAGCCATTCCCATGCATACGGGATGCATTCGATGCCGAGCTTGCCGCTGGCGATTTGGATGCGTCTGATGACCGGCCAGATGTTCGAATTGTATCTGGTCGGTGGAAGGAATCCGAGGAGGCAGGGGATGGTCTGGATGCGTGCGTTGGGGTAATTATTCCGGATCCATGTGATCGTGTTGGTGACTGCGGTAGTGATGGTGCTGTCGATGTCGGTGCCGTCCACGTGAGTCTTGTCGTTGGCTCCGCCGACGATGAGGACCCGTGTGATTTTCGTTTTGTCGCCGGTGTAGCTTTGTGCTTGAGACAAAAAAGTTGGTGCATTGACATACCCGGCGTTGTTTTGGGCCAAATTGGTCACGGTGCAGCCACGGTAGGCGGCAAGTTGGTTCGCCCATGATTTGCTTGGTTCACTGGGTCCTGTACCGTATGAAATCGAATCACCAAGGATGAGGATGTTTTCATCGAGACCTTCGAGCAAAGTGACGCGCTTACGGAGTGTGGTGATGTCATTTGTCAGATCGCTGATTTGACCAGCTTGCTCCAGCGATCTCGTGTCGGCATCATCCCACTTTTTTTTTGCTGCGGCTGCGGTGTCCGTGGTGCTGGCGCCGAGTGCGGTGAGGCTCTGCTCGCTCTGCTCGATGGAGGTTTGGATGTCCTGATCGAGTCGGAGGCCGGAACCGGTGTCGGGATCTTCGGTGTTGTAGGATGCGAGGCCGTCGCCGACATTGAAGCCGATTCCAAGAATCGTGCCGCTGTCGCCTTGCTTGTGCATGAGGGTAGGATAGACGGTTTTCCCGGTGTCGGACATGACCGTGCTGTGGTTCAGACAGACCTTGAGTGGATCGGTTTTGGCCCCTCCACCCTTGAGTGTTCCATCGGTCGTGACGTTGGACAGTTTCGAGGCTGTTTCCTTGCGATACTGTTCGATCTGCGCGTTGTAGTTGCCGGTGAGCGCCCAATAGGTCGTGTTGGTGATGTCCACGCCTGCGGGGACGCTCTGGCGGCTGGTGTAGCTGTTGCCCTGATAGTAGACGATGGTGAGTGGTTCGTAGGTCTTCGTCTTGTCCCAGTCGATGGGATCGGCGAAGAGCGGCACGTATCGTGCGCCGATGTATTGTTTCGTTGCCATTTATCTCAGCTTTCTGACTTGGTAACCGGGGTGTAGAGGGTGATCTTGACTTTGTCCATGTCGGTCTTCAACGTGGCCACGTCGCTGGTCAACTGGCTCACGTCGGGGATGTTGAGGCCGTTGACGGTTGCGATCACCTGGTCGAGTTTCTTCATGCATTCTTCGACGGATTCGCGCAGTTCCTTGCCGTAGGTGACTGCTTCGATGTTGCTTGCCATTTTTATCATTCCTCCTTGGAGATCGTGTTGTAGCAGGTGTTTTCAATTCTAGCTACTTTTTTTTTAAGTGATGTCAGTTCTTCGCTTTCGGTCGGCTCTCCGGGTTGTGGGATGGACGGCTGTAGTGTCGCGTGGTCGTCGGGGCTTGCGGATGGATAGTAGAGGATGAGTCGGCCGTATTCCTCGGATCCGTATACGGCTCCGGTATCGAAGATGATTTCGCTCCAGGATTGCGGGATGTATGCCGTGAAATAGCCGTCCAATGTGAGTCCGAAGAACACGACCGATTTGATTCCTTCGGCGAGGATTGCGGCGAAGTTACTGTTGATCCATTCGCGTAGGAGCTGTTCGTAGTAGTCTTCGAATCCGGACGTCTTGAATTCGCCGAATTCGTCTCGGAGAGCTTCGATCTGTTTCACGAGCTCGTCGTATTGTTCCTGTGTGACGTAGCCCTGGTTGAGGAACCAGTTCAGGAGTGCGATGATCTTGTCCTCGTAGCTGATCGCCTCGCCGAAGACTTCCGGTATGACTTTTCCGGGCAGCAGCGCCCTTCCGTGGATTGGGTCGTATATGGTGGTCATTGGTCCTCCTTAATTAAAAGCCGTTGAATCCGGTTGTGTACAGTTGGCTGAAGCAGGGTTCGAGGTCGTCGAAGAGGCTTAACAGCGGGTTAACATAGAGGTCGAGCCATTCGCGCAATGCCTGGCCTTGTGATGCTCCAGTGAGTCCGTGTGTGCGTCCGATGTAGTCGGCGAGGCTTGTGCTTGCCCCGTCCGTGGTGGTGGATCCTTCGGAGTCGGCGAACACGCCCGTGTTCCAATAGTCCTCCATGTTCTTGCCGCTCATGTTGATCTGCGGCGCGTTGCTGTTGAAGGTCTTGGAGTTGTTGGTGGCGCTGCTGCTGTCCTTGCTGGTGTTCTGGCCGGTCTGCTTCCATTCGCTGGTGGTGTCCTGGTTGTCGAACGGGTCGAGCTCCGGATCGGCGAGACGTTTGAAGACGGGATTGTAGACGGGCATGACCTCTCGCATGGTCCGGTTCAGGTAGAAGATGAACTGCTCTATCGTGCTGGCTCCTATCTCGCGGAGGTAGAAGTGGTCCACGATCCTCTGGTTGAGGATTGGGCGGAAAGCCTCATCATAAAGCTGGTAGTCGTCGAGCTTGAGATCGTAACCGTATTCGAGCACTTCCTTGAGTCGTGGACTCATCCTGGTCTGGATGAGTGGCACGTCATTCGGTGGTATCACCATCATCGCCTCCGTCGTCGAGGTTATCGGATTCGCCGTTGGTATCATTGCCATCATATCCTCCCATATCCACATCTGCGGAGCCTTCACGTTCGTGCGGTACGCCGTATTTGACGCTGATGTCCAGGCCGAAGCGTTCGTTGACCTGTTCGCAGAATCTGCGTCGTGTGGCTAGCCGTGATCGCCTCATAAGCATGATGTCCTCGTTGTTGGCGGTGGCTTCCGCGTCGATCATGCGTTCGCGCTTCTCCGTGTTGGTGTTGTCCACGCCGAGCATGGTGAGTGCCCTATACCAGATCTTCGTAAGCTCGTCGTCCATCTTGTCGGCCACGAACGGTGCTTCGAGGTTGAGGATGCTTGGCTGGAGGAGTTCGGCGCGGTTCTTGTTCGCGATTATCATTGGCTCGTTGCCGGTGATCTGCTGGTAGAGGTTGATGGCGTCCTGGCGTTGCCTTTCGTCGATGTCCATGATGTAGGGCGTGGCCTGGGCGTTGATGTTGATGTCTATTTTGCGGTCGATGTTCTCCAGGCGGCGGGCGAAGGATTCGAGGAGTGGATAGATCGGCGTACGGTCGATGTTGTCCCAGAGGACGATGGCGTTGGGCTTGTGGACTATCGCGCCCGGCGTGCCGAGACGTTCGGCCCAATACCAAGCGTGCCTGGTCCAGCCGATGCTGCCGTTGGCCGGCATGAGTTTTATCTTGTTCGGATTCCAATAGAGATTCAATCTGCTCATCGGTGTGGCCTGTGCGAACGCGTAGGAACCGGTTCCCTCTCGGAGTTCGAAGAATCCTCCCATGCCCCAGTTGAGCATGCAGTATTCGACGAATCGGCTGTCTATGCCGAGGTCGTCGAGTCCTGTCCATTCGAAGGCGCTCATGGCCACGCAGCGCAGCCTGTACATCCAATACTGGTAGCTGCGCATGTTGAGGCCGAGCGTCTGCCATTTGTGCGCGTAGCTTCGGCCTCCCATGAGGATGTTTTCAGGCAGTAGGTCCACCGCGCTCAGGCTTTTCTTGTTGCTCATCAGTACCTGTACCCCGTTTTCGGCTGGTTGTCGTAAAGGCTTGTGCGGCCTATGCTTTCTGGCTTGTCCCAGATCGTGACGCCTTTCTGCATGATGCCACGCATGGTGTCACGGCTGGATTCGTCGCCGTCACTGTCAATGATATACGCCTCGGACAGTCGCCAATAGGAGAAATGCGTCATGCAATTGAGTTTTTCTGGCATTTCGATGAAACGATGTATGGCGATGCCGTAGCGGAGGAAGTAGTCGCCGATCATGCTCATGACGCCCGGCACCATGGTTTTGACCTGGTATCTCAGGTTGATGCCTCCGTTGGCGAGCAGCAGACCGTTTCCGCCCTGCTGTCCGCTGGTGGATGGCGGGGTAAGCTGGGCCTGCTGGACTTGCGCCTGGATGGCGTTGATGGCGTTCTGGTAGTCGCCTTGCGTGGCCATGCGCCCGTATGCCTGGTTTGCGTCCAATGCCATTCCGGCCTGCATCTGGTTGTTGGCGAACTGCTGGTTTTGCGCCTGCTGTCCGATAACGCTCTTGTACATGTTCGCGCCGAGGCCCAGGCCGGCCTGGATTGTTCCGCCGATGTTGCCCGTGGCTGCGGTTCCGAGGACTCCGGCCGCTCCTGTGATGAGGTCGGCGATGCGGCTTCGGTCGGTCAGCTGGTTCTGGATGTCCTGGTTGGCCTGGTTGGTGGCAAGCTGGCTTTCCGTGACATTGCGCTGCATATCGAGCGCGGCGTTCCCCTTGGTGCGCGCCCATCCGGCCGACTCGTAGGAGTAGGCGCGCGTGTAGGCGGTGTTGGCCAGATAGTTGATGTACATGTCGTTCACTATCGAGAATTGCGGCCAATTGTCGAACCAGACGGCCGAATCCAGGGTGTCTCCGAAGTATTGGATGCTTCGTCCGGTGCTTGTGCCGTTCGGGATGGGATTGTGGTCCACCTGTTTATTGCCGGCCCCGTTGTCTCCGTATCCTCGAAGATAGAATCCGTATCGTGTGAAGGGGAGCACCGCGTTTCCGATGAACTCGATGCTCGTTTGCAGGCCGTTGAGCAGTTGCGGCTTGTAGAATACTGGGGCTCCGTCGCATCCGGACAGTTCGAGCACCGAATATGGGTAGGTGAGGAGTTTCTTGACGATCCGGTAGCGTTCCGGTATGGCGTTCATGATGTCGGTGATCGGGTGGATGGTCGCGAAGGTGGATGGCAGCGTGTCCGATGGCGTGTAGGCATGGACGCCTCCGTATTTCGCGTTGAGCTGCCAGTCCGCCTGTGTCCATCTGGTGAGGCCCTTTGGCACGCAGTAGATGGCCTGGATGTTGCGGCTGATCCATGAATAGGCGCGGGCGGCGGAGAGGAATTTGCTCCAGTCGTCGGCGTCCAATGCGAGGTATTGGCAGCCGTTCGGCAGCCAATCGTAGTAGCGTGGTACTGCGGTCTGCTGGTTCGGCTTGTCCACAGTTCCGGGATCCGCCTGTAGGTCTGCGGAGCAGACGACGATGTACATGACGCCGGCCTCCCTTCCTGGTGCCGCGTGGGCGAAGAGGCCCCACACGTCTTGATGGCTGACTGCTAGGGTGTCGCCAACGTCGAGGTCTTCGGGGACGCTCTGGTATTCGCGCAGTGATTTCGGGTCGGTGGTGGCGTTCCCGTTCGCGATGCCCAGGTGGCCGCGTTCGATGTAGCTGCGGCCCCATTTCGTGGTGGGCGCGTATGTGGTCCACACGTCGAGCTGGAGGCGGATCCTCGTGGTCTGCGGTGTCAGGTATTCGATGCCGGTGATGAAGTAGTAGAGGCGTCTTGTGGTATCGCCTTCCATTGGTGGATTGTCCACCATGAGGTAGTTGTACCGGTTGACCCGGTTGAATGGCATGCCGATGTCAACTGGATCGAATGGGCGTAAGTACGTGTATGTGTCGGCCGGCTGTTCGAAGCCGTCTCCCGTCAGATTGTCGAACCACTGGTCACGAGCCGCCACACTTCCCCATTCAACGACGTCGCGATATTGTGCATCCCATGGGACGCTGACGAGTCTGATTCTGGTTCCTGGTATCCATGCGCGGATCATCTGGTAGGCCATTGCATATTCTCCGAAAATCAGTGGAGGGGACGCGTCACATGACAAACGCGCCCCCTCCTGTTGGTTGGTGTTGTCGTCATTCGCCGCTTGCGGCGGAGACGGTGACCTGCATCTGGCTGGTCACGTCCGGCTTGAGTCGGCTGACAGCCATGACGGTCAGCTTCGTGTTTGCCGGGCAGGATGCCGCCACGGTGAGGAGGCCGTTGGCGTCGATGTTGGTGTTGTTGTCCGGTGCGCCGATGAGGGTCCATACGACTCCGTTGTTGGGGTCTCCGGTGACGGTGGCCGTGTAGGGGGAGGTGGTGCCGGCCTTGACGGTCGCGCTTCCGCTGATGGTGATGGCGGTGACCGCCTCCGGCTCGGGTGCCTTCTTGCCAATTCCGACGCGCAGGAGGCCCTGTTTGGTCGGGTCGGTGATGCTGGTTGCGCGCAGGAGCAGCCAATCGTTCTGCTCGTCCGTGCCTATCCATAGTTCGCCGTCTCCACGGACGAAGGTGTTGGTGCTCTTCGGTAGTCCGCTGGTGCCGGCGATGTCCCAGGAGACGGCCTGGCTGGGATCGTTGGTGCCGGTGACGGTTGCGGTGAGCCTGGTTGTGGTGCCCTTTGTAGCGTATTCCGGGGTAGCGCCGTTGATGGTCGCGAAGGCCACGGTGACGTCCGTGACGGTTGGGACGACGGTGATGTCCTCGCCGGTGTCGGAGCGTGGGGAGAAGAGGACCGCGTTGACGAACTTGGACATTCCGTAGATTCCCCACCTGTGGAGGAAGTAGTTCACGCTGTCGTTCTTCGGATTCTGGATGGAAGCGCTCTTCACCTTGGTGTCCGCGCATACGAAGATGTCCGGATCCGCCAGGAGCGCGGCCGATCCGTACGGCACGCCGTCCAATGGCAGGCGATCCACGGTCTCGACACGGCCCATGAAGTTCGTCTTGTCCATGTTGAAGGCGCTTGCGAGCACGTTCACGTCGAAGTTGGCGAGGAAGCGCGGGGTGACGAAAAGCACCGGATCGTTGGTTTTCGCCGGCAGTCCCTCGGGATTGTATTCCGTGTGAAGGAACGGGAAATCGAGGTATTTCTCGCGGATCTTCTGCGCGATGTCGAGGCCGGTCTTCTGCTTGTCGTCGGCCTTCGAGATGTCGTCGATGTGGACGTTGTAGAAGGGGTTTTCGCGGTCGCGCAGGGCGAACAGTTCGCGCATGATGAGATATTCGTCCTCTTCGGCAGACGTGTAGGGGAGGGCGAGCATGTTGTTGATGAGTGTGGCCACGCCGGTCTCGGATTCCATCATGGCCTGGCGCAGGATGTCCTCGCTGATGCTCAGATCATACCTGTCCTTGCGGTTCTGGAGGTAGTAGTTGGTGTGTACTTCCGGCTCTTCGACGGTGAAGACGTCCGTGGCGTCCTTGTCGTACCGGTGGGCCTTCATCAGGTTGTAACCGAATTCCCTGATCCAGCTTCCGTTAGTCTGGATGCCGGCGATCTTGTGACGGCCCAGTGGATTCTGGAAGTCGTTGACTCGGAAAAGGTCGATGACGAGGCCGTTGAGCAGGACCTCCAGCCAGTCGTTCCAGGCCGGCATGTACGAGTCCATGTAGTCGATGGTGGCCTGCATGTCGCCCTGTGTGGCGTTCGGCACGCGGTTTGCGAAGGTCAGGCCGAGTTTCTTGGCCTGAGCGGTCACGGTATTGAAGATCCTCGCGTTTGTCGCGGCCTTCGGATTGGTTGGGTCGGTGATGAGCGGTTTTGGTAGATTCTTGGCCATTGGTTCTCCTTTATTCCTCGTCGTCGATGACGTCGGCGAGGTTGTCGATCATCTCGATGTCCTCGTCTTCGTCGGTGTCGTTGTCAGGATCCTCGATGTCCTGGCCGTTCGCGGTGAGCAGCTTGTAGTTTTCGGCCTGGAGGCGCTGCACTTCGGCCTTGAGGTCGGCGATGGTCTTGTTGAGACTGTCGCTGTTGGCGGTGCTGCCGGCGCTGAAGTCGTCGTAGCTGGCCTTGATTTCGTCTGCCAGGGCGGCGATGTCGTCGAGATTGTCGAGCGCCCTGAGTTTGTCGATGAGTTCGTCCATTTTTGCCCTTTCGCTTGCAAGTGGGGGACGGTTCCCAGTATAGCAGCGAGGCGGCTGGGTTTCCCATATACGGGACTCAGCCGCCTCTGTGATTGGGAGAGCTACCGACGCCGACAGGGGCCGACCACCACAGTCAGCGCCACGCGTTCGCACGCGGTTATGTGGCATTTTTCTCCTGCAAGGACATCTCACACCCTCCTACATCCAGCATAGCATCATACGAGTCCAGTGATTCGGTATTTTCCTGGGATCATGCGCACGCGCACGCCTTCGATCTCTGGAAGCCATCGCTCCAATCCCGGCTTAATGTTTCCACTGCCGTCGTAGTTGCACCAGCCTTCATGATAGGTGGTCCAATCCATAGCGGATGAAATGTTCTCCGGCATTCCAGAAACCTTGCATTCGATCCCTTGAGAATCCTCCCACATGTAACTCTTCTCTCGGATGTGCATGCAGTCGTCGAACCGCTTTTCGACCTTCCACGCTCCGAATGCGTTATCATCCAGGATGACTCCCTGCGGTTCGTCGGTGCCGATGAGGTGCATGCTGTCGGTATCGCAGTAGACGACGCGGCCGCGATTGGCCTGGATGGCGCGGATGAGTTCGCGCCGGCCGTAGGCGTTGATCCATGCGGCCACGGGCGTGTAGATGCCCTGGGAGATTTTGACGCGTGATTCGTCGTACACGATCTTTCCGTTTTCCCACGCGGGGATGAGGTTGCGGCGTCTTGTCTTCGTACCGAATTTGCCGAAGAGGCTATTGAGCATCATCTTGGCCATCATGCGCTGTCCGCTGTCGCTGTGGCGCTTCCGCTCGCCCCATTTGCTGACATATTCGTCGAACATTCCTATCTGGCCGTAGAATTTCAATCCTCCCTTCCATTCCACGATCATGACATCGTAGTTTTCCCTGACCAGCTGCCAGTCGATGTCGGTCATGGTCACCAGGGTGGGCTGCATGCTGTGTCCAGGTTCGGCTTCGTCCTTGCGGTATCGGCGGGGTAGCACCGGAAGGCCGTCCGGTTTGATGTCCCAATCGACTATCGCGGATTGCAATGTGATGAGCCCATCGTCCTCGGCCTTGCCTTCGAACGGTTTCGGCCTTCCGCATGGCAGACGGTTATTCAAAGAGACGGATGGGTAGAGGCTGTTGGCGTCCACGGAGATTCCTGGACCGGTGTGGCGGTTGCGCCATTCCGGATCGATCCACACGAAGCCGCCGTTGAATGCCTCGGCCACGAGATCCGTCTCCCGTTCCTTGAGCTTCGGAAACATGCGGCGGAAGTCGGCGCGGCCGATGATGTCTAGATATTCGTTGTATGCGTTGCTGCTGACCGTCGTTCGTGTCAGTTCCTCGGCGTTCAACGTGGCCAATACTCGCGCCATGACGCACACGTCGTCGCTGATGCGCCAATCCCTTTGTCCGTCGCAGACTATGCTCCTCATCTGCTTCATTCCAAGTGGCGCGATCCGGTTCATGTCGTGGAGGTCCACGAGACCGTTGGCAGCGCGGATCCTGATTCTGATAATCGTTCCACTGTCGGCTATGAGCGGTTTGAATTGCATGGCTGTTGGGCTGTCGTCGTCCACTGCCTTCCACCCGTGGTCGAGGAGCCAGGCCATGATGAGGCGGCCGTCTATGTCGAGGTCGGCGCTGACCCAATGACCTGGCTTCGATTTCAGGAGCCGGGCTATGAGATCGTCCATTCCCTGGCCTTTCTCCACCACGTCCGGATCCGAGATGCGGGCCGCGCGCCATTCTCCGCATTCGCTCCATCCATCGGCTGAGGGCGTGTAGCAGAGTCTGAAGGCGCGCCAGTTCCTTTTCTTGCTGATTTCCGGCATGTCCACCACGCTCCAGTCTATCGGTTGCGTGCGGAGCGAATAGCCATCTTGGTCCTCGTCTCGAAGATGGCGAAGTCGTCAGGATTCGACCTGATCTGGCGTTCCATCATCTCACGGTCAGCGCGATACCAGAGGGCCACGTCGTCAAGCAGGCCGTAATTGTCGATCAGCTGTTCCAGATCCTCGGTCCTCATGTTGGAGATGCGGCCGGCCTCCTTGTCGAGCCCAACGGCTTTCAGCATCGCCACAGCGCTGCGCCTTCTGGACCTCATGAGCTTGCGTGGATCACGTTTGGCCCATTTCTTCGATTTTCCGGCGAGACTCTGCGCCTGACCCGCGCTGTAGGGGCGGCGATACGCCACGGTCTGCAAAGGGAACGGCTTGACTTCCTTCTGGAGACCCTTGCGCACGCGTTCGCGCTGCTTCTCCTCATAGCGTTTCCGTTCGCGTTCGATACGGACGTTGTAGATTCTGATGTTCTTCCGGATCTTCTTCAGATCCTCGACCTTGACGACATCACCGGACTGGAGCACTGTCATCTTCGTGGTGTTGAATCTTTCCAGGCGGCGAGCGTATGCCTTGAGCTGCTGCGTGGTCATACCACGGACCTCGACGTAATTGAGTCTCGGTGAGCCAATACGGATACCAACGGCACCGCGCTTACGCAAAGAATATTCCTTGTCACGAGTACGCTTCTGCAAACGGCTCACGGCCTTCAAAGCGTCACGGCGTTTCTGTGTCATCCTAGCCATGTGTTATCCTTTCAATTGTGAATCTCGATAATTCACATCCTAGCACGGGCCGTGAATCAATGAAGTCCTCATTTAATCGGAAATTTTCGGAATTTCATCACGGCCCGGCTCCTCTCAAATTTTCCACACCTCACTCCAGAATCTCAATGTAAAGCAATTGTGAAGATTCAAGAAAGTTTTTTCTCGGCGTGTCGTACTGACACGTCTAATTGAGAAAAGTCTATAGAACATGATAAAGTAAA